TCGGCTGCATCCTTTTGCTCGAATGATGCTGATATTCTGCCATCAAACCAAAAGTAAAATGTTGCTGAATCTGATTCGTGTTCAATCTTTTGATTTTGTTGTTTGTTTTCCCACGTTGTAACTGTGGTGATTGTTTTTGTGATGTGAATTGATTTCATTGTTAGTTAGTTTTTTAATATTAATATTGATTTTGGTATGCAGATACGATTTTGTTGTAGCAATGTTTTTTGGCTTGTTGGTGCATTTCTCTATTACTGTCATCATTCAACCAATCGAATGCTTCAGAATCGGTTGTGTGTGCTTGAATTTGTTTACCTCTATAATTAGCCGATACGATGTATTGTCCGTATCCATTTCCTCTGCTGATTTCTAAATTTACTTTTCTAAATGTGTTCATTGTGTTTTTGTTTTTAAGATTGATTAATAATGTGAGTGCAAATGTAGTTATATTATTTATACCTACAAATTTATTTCACGTTTGCATCTATTTTGTTAACAAAATTTAACACAATGCTTCCAAATCTGATAATGATGTGGCTTCCATTTTTGGACCCGATCCGTTAACAGATTCTTCACTGACATTGGTGTGCAGTCGAATTTCTCTGCTATTTGAGAAAATGATCCTTTGTGGAAGCCAGGGCGGTTAAGTTCTTTTAATCTTTCGAATTGGGTGTGTAGTTGTGCGGTTGTTGGTTTTTTCATATTAGAATAAAAGTTAAATCGTTTTGTAACTCAATAGTAAAATCTTGTTTGTTATAGAATTTTGATAGGTGTTCAAATAAATCGTTGCTTCTAAACCTCATTGTGTTGGTGTCGGCATCTGATAAATGATAATTGTCACTTTCTTTTAATTCCTTAAAAATATGTAATTTTTTATCTTTAAATCCAAACATAATACCATCTGTTTCGGGGTTAATATCCATTTGTTTTAATATCAATTTTGAAACAATAAAAATAGATTGCTTTTTTTTCGCCACCCTTATTATTGGCTTTATTTGATATGGGCTTGTTGCGCTTCTTTTTTTTCGTAATTCAATCATACTTCACTCATTATTAATAACTGATTTGTATTCGATTTCCTCGCCACCTTATAAGCAGCATGTAGTTTAGCGCGTATCTTATCGCGATACAGTTGCGCATCTATCCAAACTCTAAACTCGTTGCTCCATTCCTGTTCAACTATTTTCGGTTTGTATTTTAGGAGCTCCACAACTGTTGCCAATATTTGCACCACTTCAAACTTCTTAACGTGGTATAACATTGCGATTTCAACTTGCGTTAATCCTGCATTATGTTTGAGCCACATTTCCCAGTGTCGTGGGTCAATTACATCGGGTCTGATGACATTAACGTAGGCATCACTAATATAGCGTGCTATTTTTCGGTTGCGTGTCTTAATTGATTCCTTTGGCATTTCGTATATTGTATTGCATTAATACCAGTGCAGAGTGTATGGCTTCAGCATTGCCACCTTTATACGTAAGTTTTGCGCCACCTTTTGGAATGTAGGCATCGGGGTTGCTTCGGTAACCGAAGAGTAAGCGTTGGATAAGTTGTTTCATGTTGTTTTGTTTTTTTAGTTTATATTCCTGCTTTAAGTTTAAAATCGTTAAGTATCTCTATAAATTCATCAATGCTGTCAATAGCCCATCGTTCCGTTTCAAAAACAATAAATTTACCTGCTCCATTATCGTTTGTAAACATTTTAATTGATTGCCAGTCTTGGCTTGATTCATCACATTCTTGTGAGTATGTTATTGATATTTCTTCTATTAGTGCTTGCATTTTGTTAGGTATTAGTTGTAATATAAATAAATCCATTTTTTCTATAACCTCTGTACTCAATACCATTAAAGGTAAATATTAAAGGATTTTCAACAGTAATATATCTGTTTATTTTTTCTTCAAGTTGAATGTAATACAATGTTGTTTTCATATTGTTAGTTTTAAAAGTTTCGGCAAACATACAATTAAATTTTAAATAAAAAAATATTTGCACGTAATTATTTTTTTATATCTTTGCCCAAAATAAAATAACTAACATTATGGAAACTACATTAACTTTGCATTGGGAATACGAACAAACTGACCGCGAAAACGGAATTCGTGGCGGTTGGGTGCTAACTGACATCACGAACGGTAAGATACCGGTACATTTAAGCCCGAAATTAGAACAATTAATTAACGAAGAATTAGATCCTGAAAACTTATAACTATGAAAACAAAAGCATCACTTATCCTATGGGCAGTAGCAGCCCTATTCTTGTCCTTTTGGGCAGTAAAATTCGCTATGACTGGCGTAAACTATGACAATTCAGAATTCATAACCTTTACGCTTTCATTATGCGCCTCACTTACAAGTGCAGTTTGCGGTGCAGGATTTATGCAGCAATGGTTGAAAAAATGAAACTGCTATACAAACCAACAAAGTTAACCTGCGAATTTATAGTTCCCGGCCTTGATAAGTCACATGGTGTGCAAAAGGTTATTGGATTCTCAAGAGGTTGGCATCACTACAATAGCATCCGTTTAGGCATCCGCAAAGAAGACACCTACATTGTGCTTTATTTCTATGCGTATATTAATGGCAAAAGAGTCATCCAGCGGTTAGGCAGATTTGAGATTGGCGAAAAGGTAGAAGTTACCTTGCAATGGGGTTACTACATTGAATGCAGAGCGAATGACAAATACGCTTTTAGAGTCGCACCAAAGCGTTGTTTTCCTATTGGCTACCAACTTTATCCCTATGCAGAAAAAGATGGTGTTAGGGGTGTTGAGGTGCCGATTGAGATACAGATAAGTAACTTGAGGATTGATTAACGTTTTGCAGATTTGCGTTTGTGTGCCACGCAAAAATGTTTCTTTCAAGGCTCACCGTTTATTGGCACATAACGCAAATGTGCTGTTATATTTAACTACCCGCTACCCGCTATTTTATATCGCATACACAACAATTTAAAATAAATAACAATGAATAAAGAAACAAGAAGTTTTATTTGGGGCTTAGTTTTGGTCCTAATTTGTGGAAGCGGATTTGCTATTCACATAATTGAAATAAAAATTGGTAAGCCAAGAGATTGGTATGATTGGACATTAATGGTATTAACACTTTACGGATTAATCTCTGGGGGATGGCGTGTCTTTCGTGCTATCGATTAGGGTTGCCGATAACGTTTTGCGTGTATAAGAAGTGGCGGATTAGAACCACAAATTTTAATTTAACAACAAATATCAATAGAATGAAAAAACTTAATAATACCACAGAAGACCGCCATTTTTTATACACGCTGTTATCTGCTGGCTCTTTTCCGAAAGCCACTTTTTCACTTGGTTGCTTTACAGCAGAATTAGCAAGTAGTTTAACAACGATTGATTATGTCGGAGAAGTCACAGAAATAGATTTAGAAAGTGGCTATTGTAATTGGAAACACGAAAAAGGTCATCAAATGCCTTGTGTAAATATTAACTGCATCACGCTTCATTGAGCTTGCCGATAACTACCTTATACACGCTACATTTACACGCTTATACAACAATCTATGCGTGTCTTAATTATAATGTTTTGGTTGCTATTTAATAGTTGCCACGTAAGTAAAGAAGTTAAAATGGTACACAAACTAACTAAATATTATGAGTAACCCAAAAGAAAAAGCAGAAGAATTAGTATTAAAGTTTTTAAGAGTAGAAAATAACACTCCAGAATGGTTTAATACACATATTGCCAAACAATGCGCTATAATCGCAGTTCAAGAAATAATTAACGCAAATCCGCATTCAAACCCATTAAATACAGATGTATATTCAACAATGGATTATTGGCAACAAGTTAAACAAGAAATAGAAAAATTATGAAACAAGTCACAGCAGTTGAATGGTTAGTTAATGAATTTAATAAAGAAAGGTTAATTGATTTAAACCAAAAAACAACTATGTATTTAATCGTTGAACAAGCCAAAGCAATGGAAAAGGAGCAGATAGAAGATGCTTGGACAGATGGAATGAAATCTAATCAAGGAATTAACTACTCAGAACAATACTACAACGAAAATTATAAGAAAACAATATGAAACCAAAAGATGAAACCAAGCCTTTTGAAAGCAGATTGGGGGATAAATCAATAGCTAAATTATTATTAAATAGTTCTGGTGTTTATAAGATAACATCTCCAGATAATAAAATCTATATTGGACAATCAATAAATGTAAAAAGAAGATATACGGCATATACTTGTTTGTCTGCTACAAAAGGAATATCTAAACTTTACGAAAGCTTATGTGCATATGGCATAAATTCACATTTGTATGAAATTATTGAATATTGTAATATAGAAAAATTAGATGAATTAGAGATTTATTATATAAACAAATATAACAGTATGAACATAGGTCTTAATTGTCAAAAAGGAGGTAAATATGTTGGTGGAGTTTCTGATATTGGTAGATTAAAATTAAGGGAACAGATGAAAAAAAGAATGGAAGAGAATCCAGAATTATGGAGTGGTAAAGCAGGAGTTCCAAAGTCATTGCAACATAAATTAAATTTATCTGCGTCAAAGAAATTAAGTGGTTGTATGGTTGGAGGTAAAAACCCAAAAGCAAAAATTGTGTTACACGAATTGTCTGGCATATTTTACGACTGCCTAAAAGATGCCTGCAAAGTTTATAATATTAATTATAGCAATGCAAGAAATAGATTGCAAGGAAAATATAAAAACAATACAAATTTAATTTACGCATAATTTATAAAATAATATGAAGCCTAAAGATGAAACAAAACCTTATGAAAGTCGTTTATTAATCGACCTACACCCAACACTTGCCAACGCTTACAAGAAAGCAGAAGCGCAGTTTAACGCTATCCATAATGATGTTCACGTTATAATTGTATGCACATACCGCAACAACGCAATGCAGGAAGTTTACTTTGCTAAAAGACCAAAGATAACCCAAGCCCGAGCAAATCAGTCACCGCACAATTACTACCCATCTCGGGCTTTCGATATTGCGTTTGTAAAGGTTGGTAAACGTGAGTTAGACTATTCTGCAAAGCATTTTAAAGAGTTTTGGGAATTGTTGCAATCACATAGTAATAAGCTAACTTGGGGCGGTAACTTTAAGAACTTTTCTGATAAACCTCACTACGAATTAACCAACTGGAAAATGACCATCGTATGACACGCAACACACGCTACACGAATGGCAAGGAGGTTATAACCTTTAGCAAGATTGATTTTATGGTTATCGGTGGTCGAAAGATTGACCACGTTTATTTTAGGAGAAAGGATAAACACGATTTGATAATGCCTTTGGTGGAATGGAATTTAAAGGGTAAATTTGAGTGGACAATAATTAATTGATATGAATTTAAAACAGAAATACCGCAGCCCCGACAACAAGCAACTTAAAAAGATTGCAGACTACTTAATCTACGTTCTGTTGCCATTTATTCAAACAAGTTTAGCACTCGCAGAAACGCAAGGTCTTATCAGTTTAAGGCAAGCGTTTTGGGGTGGCTTGGCAGCTACGTTCTTGCTGATTAATACTAAATTCTTAACTAAATTCACAACCGAAACACCTACAAGAA